GCATCACACACACTGCTTTAGCTTTCATTCCCATACCTCACAAGACACAACATATAAGTCTCTAGCAAAGGGATGATTATTAACATATTTATTAGCTGCTTTTTCTGTAGTAAAGATTTTATATACTACATTATAACCGACAGCCAAAACCAGCCATACTACATGGTCAACCTTCATACTAAACTCCCGATTAGAAACTGCAACCAAGCTACGGAAAAAACCAGAGCCAAAATAAGGACCGCTACACGGGCTACCCTGGTTTTAGTATACCAGACGCCTAGCAACGTGGCTAGGGCCACTTGTAGCGCCTTTATGAGCCAGTATAGCCAGCCTACTTCCAGCGCCCGTAGCATGAGCGGATTTTCCTCTACCATTAATCCATTAGTCCATAAAATATAGGTTGCTAGTGTGTCAAACAATACTAATCCTATTAATATTTTTGGTAGTTTACTCTCTATAATCATCATAAATCTCTATAGAAGGATAGCTTCCCGTGCCAGAAATTACAAGCTCTCCTTCTTCTCTAGAGAGACTTAAAAGTTCTTCCAAAGAGTTAATCTCAATAGTCCATTCGGCATAATCATAATCTGCTACTACAAATCCGTCTTCTTCCCTAAAGTTTCTTCTGCTCTTATCCTCCAGAAAACGTACACCAGCAGGGTGTTTACGTGCCTCTTCAAGAGAGGACCACAATCTAATATCTTTGTAGATATTAGAAGTTTCTTTGATAGCACCTAAAACAGGACAAATTTTATCAGTACGATAACTAGTTCTTGATACGACAAATTTCATAACAATCTCCTTTTATTATTTTATCTCCACTCTAATCTCACAAGCATCACAAAAAAGATAATGCTCCTCCTTAGAAACATAAACCTCGTCCCACAAATGCCATCCACGTTTACAGCATAGCTTCTTCCACATAAACCAGCTTAATTTATTTCCTAAAATGCGAGGGTAGGTACAATCAAGATTATTCATTATTTATTTTCCTTTTTTGCTTACTTTCTAGTAGCGGTGGTGGGATTCGAACCCACACGGATTTCTCCCTTGATTTTAAGTCAAGTGTCTCATGCCAAATTGGACTACACCGCCATATGCCTCAATTAAGAGGCATCAATGGATACTCAGGCTTTCCTTCAAACTCTTCAATAATCTGGCCAATAGTACAATTACAACAATCTACCAGCTTATCAGGGAGAGTTTCAGCAGTCATAATCTTTACCCACTTCTCATGGCCCACAATTGACTCCTCATGAGTATCATAAGCCTCTACAACAACCCACGAACCACGATTATAGCCAACATGAGCTACGGCTGTTTCATAAGGGTGTGCCCCGTCACTTACTGAGCAGGTATCAACACTAAGAGTAACCCCATCATCGTATCGAAGAACTTTTCTCTCTTTATAACTATTCATCATACCAAACATACCTTCAAACATTTTGAAATTCTTTTTAGTCAATTAATCTATTTTTTCCTAGGGCCGACTACTTTTTCTCTATCTGAGTTTAAGAGATATTGTAGTTTCTACCTCTAAGTTATCCAATGCCCACTTTTCAATCGCTATACAAATATGGTCAATAAAATTATCATATAACCAATCACTGAAATACTCTAACCCTCTATCTAAAGAATTAGCGTCAGGATTAGTCATACTAGCAACAAAATTCTTAACTACATCTGGTATTTCTTTCCTAACTTCAGTTAGAATAATTTCTTCTAACTGTTCCTCAATTGTTAGTATTTTCTTTACTGCCATTTTTACACCTAAACCTTTGGGAATTTTATAGTGACCTCAAGAGACTCCATCAAAGTTTCTAACTCTTCTAGGATGCAAGCCTCTAGAGTTTCAGGATGAACACGCTCATCATAGAAATTAGGAGCAAGACCAACCCAATCATTTTCATCAACGGAAATCTTGGCAAAAGCCAAGAAATCACTATCCAAACTATTAATATTCAACATAGAAAACCACTTATCAGTTGCTCTCTTAAGCGCCGCAACAACAATAGACTCAGCCATTACAATTATCCTCCATTATGTGTTCAATATACGTCTTTGCATTTTTAACTGTTTCTCTTACTTTTTCTGAACCAAATTTCTCAAACACGTCTCTTGGGTCTTTCTCCTCCTTTGAAAAATCTTTAAATGGGTCTACGTATCTTACGATAGCACGATTATCTAGCTTTTTCCAGATAGCTTGTGTTCCTTGTGCTCCTGCCTTATCTCTGTCAAGCCACACAACGAAGTTACTAGACAAAGAGAGCAGCTTTTCAACTTGTTCGTTGGAGATAGAAACACCCATTAATGCCACTACGTTTTTTAGGCCGCTTTTTCGAAGAGAAATTGCATCCTTTGGCCCCTCGACTATAACTATCGGCTCTTCTGTTTCAACGAGGTCTTCGCCATAAAGGTATAGCTTTTTAGGTGTATTCCAGAGAACCTTGTGCCACCTTCCCTCTACACTTCTAGCTATGGCACCTACTAGGTTGCTTTCTCTGTTTCTTACAGGATGAACCCAGCAGTCTTGGCCGTCTACATCGCCTCGATAAATCTCTGCAAATTCATTATCTACTTTATCAAAGTAAAGTAGCAATCCCTCTGGAAGAACCTCAGGCCGTTCTTTCTCCACCCTTTTTTCTCTAAGTTTTCGGCTTAGTTTGTCAAAGCCCCATTCTTGGAGAACCTCAAAGGCTGAGCTTATGGGTATTTCTAGTATTGTGGCAACTAACTCTTCTATTGTGCCACTAGAGTTGCAACTAAAGCAGTGATACACACCTTTATCTATATTAATAGAAAAGCTAGGTGTTCTATCGTGGCCACCTAAATGCCTCTTAGAGAAAGGACAAGAGGCTCGGATTTCCTCGCCTCTTATCTTTACTTTTCTAAGATTTAATTTTTGTGCTAGTTCTTCATTTTTCATCTTTGTCTCTAGAATCTGTGCCTAAAGTCCATCCCATAATGTATGCTAAAGATACACCAGCAAAGTAGTAGGCTATAATCAGTATCTTATACTTAAGATACTGTGATAAGGCATCATAGAATAAGTATATTCCTGACACAACAGCAAGTCCTAATAGAAAGGCCCATCTAACTACTCTAGTTATGGTCCAACGATGAATAAAAAAATCAAACCACTCTTTTATACCCATTACTCATCCCTGTCTCTTCTCCACCCAGCAATCCAACTGAGCACCAAAGCTGCAATAATCTGGATTACAGTCAATACCTGTGTTACAGTACTCTCTAAAGCTAGATGTCCAAATATTTTGTATACTAAGATACCAAACAAGAGCAAAATAACCACGTATAGAGCGGTTCCCTCTAAGTCATTAAATGGTTTTCTCACACAAACTCGTCCCTTTCTGGGCAAAAATCCATAGAGCTACAAGCATGATTATCAAAGCAAATAGTACACCCTCTGTCGCAGCTTTGTTGCTCCGTGCATCCGAAACAGACACATTTTTTGCAGGTGTCATTGATGCTGGATTCGGAATATCCCCGTACCAATTGGCTATCCATTCGTCGTTCTCCTTGGTTCTATACTTTGTGCCCGTGTAGTTGCTATACATGATACACTTCCTCGTCTTCATCTTCCTCACTAAAAGCATCATCGACAGTTTTATCATAACATTGAGAGAAATCAATTGGGTCAAATCTCATATGAATTGGGAACTCCCCTACATCACCTTCTCGCTGGCCTAGCACATATATTGTGCCACGGTTAGCTTGTCTATCAATGTCGCTACGCCCGATAGCTAGAATCAAATCAGCATACTGCACAATGTACTTTCCATAGGCAGCATTTTCTAATCTTGGGATATCAGATTTATCCTCCATTGACTGCTGTGTAGTTACAATAACAGGAATATTATACGTCTGTGCTAGAATCTTCAAATCCATTGCTACATTAACAATTCCTCTCCACTCAGCCTCGCCTTTATCATCAGGAATAAGATACATACCATCAACAAATAAAGCTCCGCCGTCCCCTAAATACTCTTCAACATGAGGAATTATAGCAGATACACCGGACGAGCCATCCGTGAGGTCAAAGCCATGAATACCAAAAGAGGGCATTCTTCCACTTTCAATTTTCTCATCAATCTCGTGTAGACGAGCATAGTATTTTACTTTTTGCTCTGCTGTCATTTGCCCTCGTCTGATAGCATCCAAAGAAAGGTAGTTATCTATGGCATCAAACCTCTGCCTGATGGCAAGCTTATCCATTTCCTTTGTAATGTAGAGACAGGGGACTTCATGGTTTTTCCAAATGTGATGGAATTCCCAAGTTTCCATCCAGCTCTTACCTTTTTTGGCTTTGCCCATCCAGATAATTAACTCTCCTCCATGATACCCACAAGTAAGAGCATCTAAGTAGGGCCATGAAGTTGAATAACCATCAACGCCTAGACTCTCTTCTCTTCTTTCATAGGCAGCAATCATAGTGTCAGCACTATTACGGGCATCAAGAGTACTTCCCGATTTAATTGCTACTCTAGTTGTTGAGAGTAACTTTTGGAGAGTCTTTTCTGCTGCATCAATGTCTGTAGATAATAGTTCAGCTACTTTAGGGAGTTCTGTATTAAATAGTTTTTTCTTATATTGTTCTTTTAGCTTGTCAATGAAAAATTGAAGAGGCTCTGCTCCTTCATAAAACTGAAAGTTAGGAAATGCTTTCTGTAGAGTTTCGTGCTCAGGCACGGACTTATACTTTTTGTAATGACTCACAATTGTCTGAAAGACTTCTCCATGTTCTTCAAAGAAATCTTTATTAATGCGGCCATTCAAAACTAAAAGATAATCTTCCTTACTTACAATCTTAGAGATTAATCCTGTTTCAATATTCACTCAGCCACTATCTCCAACTCATCTTCTCTAAAATCTACCAAGCAGTCAAATCCAGGAAACACCAC